AATACCGTTGTAGAACTTTTGCGTCTGCTCGTCGTAGTAGGTATCTTCCTTGAATTCAACCATCTTGCCGACAGCAACGGGCTGGTGCATTTCACGAATGTTTCCACGGAAACGAGAGAATGCTCGCTTGCTAGCATCGGCCAGCACAACATCCTTTTGGGTATCTCGGTTGTCCATTGAGGCCCATCCAGATACTAGACGGTTCTCCTTGTCAACCTTGGAAAGAGGCATGGAGACTTGAACAGTATCTCCATTAGTTGCCCACTGCGCTTTTTTGATTTCCATCGTAGTCAAACATTAACAGCAGTTTTATCTAAATGCAAATTTTCTTGATTCAATTGATACATTACGCTGCTGCCCTCCCGTCACCCTTGGTTTGACGGCCTTCTCCTGCTGAATCTGAGGCCGATGCAGAACGCTCTGCGGTCTGGACACGAGTAGCATTTGCTTGAGCCGCCTGTTGGTTGGCAGAGTCGATCTTGGCCTCGGCTTGCTGCATCATTCCAACCGGCTTGTCACCGTCCTTAAGACCATTCCAACCCCAACGCCCACGAACCTCGTTTGGCGTCATAACTCCCCAACGTAGGTAACGCTCATCCATCTTGGAAAGCGTATCCTCGTCTGTAAGGGTAAGTTCATTGAGTTTAAGGACAAACATGTCGGTAACTTCAGAGAAAACCCGGTTGAGTTTCTTCTCGAAAATCTTCTGCTCGGGACGACATACCTGCTCTTTGAATGTCTTGTCCGCGTCACGGGAAGAGGCAAGGGAGGCTCCTTCGGCCTGGGTAACTTTACCCAGTGGTACACGGTGAGCCATAAGAATGTTTCTTAGATTGGACTTGTCGTAGTTTATAAAGGAGGCGTCTTGAATACCTGACTCAACCGGCGTCATTTTGAAATCATGTTTCTTCTCGTTAGTGTCCGCAGGCAAAGGAATGTAGAGACTTCGGTGGTTGACTCCCTTGAGGGTTGTCTGAAAGAACTCAAGCAAATTTCTTTCGGCATTAGCAGAAAGTGCTCCACCCTTTACCGTGATAACATACCGAGGCACAGCCTTGTTCTCGAAGTAGTCGAGGTTGAAACGGGCACTAAATTCGTTACCGGCAATTGCATTCTGAGCCGCCACGATGTCAGGAATTCCATAGAAGTTGTTGGTAGGACTGTACTTCTTAATGTGAATAACTTCATTTGGACGTTCATTGTTGAGGGGATTTGCTACTTCTTGGTGACCAAAGTTACGGAAGAATACTGCTCTGTTGGCAATGATTTGAACAAACCCGTCGCGCTTCTTTCGAATTCGCATCAGTGTTGACGGGATATGGCCGATGTAACCAATCTGTCCCGTAACCGTTCGGCCTATCTCTAGGTAACCATTTCCTGTTGCCTCGTAGTCTGTCCATACCTTTGTCAGTGTCTCGATGAATTCATCATCTTGATTGCAAGCATCTAGCCAGTCATACATTTCTGACTTGGCCTTGGCAATCTTTCGGCGGGCTTTAACAGTCTTATCCTCAGTATCTACTAGGTCAAGAAGAGCCTTTGTTTTGTCAGAGTCAACAAAGTCGTACCCTAACCCGACGATATTTGCTACCTTGGCCTTGATTGCTGCATAATGCGGCTCAGAAATTTCATTGAGTTTAGCCAGATAGTCTAAGTTATAGGGAGGAAGAACAACGTCCATCATCTGATAACCAGTGATATTTACAAGTTCGAATTCCTCTTTTGTTGACCCGGCCCCGTTTTGTCCCTGATGCATCTTCTGTAGATCACGAGAAGTCTTCTTTTTCAAGGCAGGCGAAATACCGCCCATGCTCTTTAGTTCATCAGCAGGGCGGAGAAAAATGTCATCTTCTGGATCAAGGATGGAAGTTGTTCGAACAGTACCGAGTCTTACCTCATCTGTCTTTTCTTCGACTTCATCTTCACCTGAGCGCATTCGGCGCGTACCAGCAAGTTTAGTGTTTACGAGCATTCTTTGCCTCATCGATCATATTACCAAGGTCCCAACGATCTGGAATGTATCCTTGACGCAAACGATCTCTTTGTTCACTGTACTCTTCATCAGTAACCCGCGTGTTTCCTGACAAGAAAACCGGCTTGCCTTCGAAAATTCCGTAAGAACGAGCAGCATCTCTTAACTTTTCAATGTTGGCCCGATCACCTTTGGCGGATGAAATATTCATAAAGTTACCATCATCGTCACCAACCCATTTTCCGTCAGGCATTTCCCAAACGTAAAGACCGAAGGGCAGTTGTTCTACAATGGACGTTTTTGTGTTATTCATAGAATTATTGTAAAGGCATCCGCTGTTATTTGCAAATTATGTCCCTCGCCTGGACAGTTTTGCTTACCCAGCACCACTTATTGACCAGTCGAAGGAGTAAACCTTCGCCGGACCTTCCTCAATTGACGCGTCAAGAATGCCTAGAGAGGCAGAATCTGAAACTGTCACTATTGGCATACCCATCTGTTGTGCGTAAATTCTCTTCGCCTGTACATCTGTCAATGCTGTTGGGTATAGTGTGACGTTACCTATCTGCCCTGTAAATCTTTCTCCATTGACGTGATTTGCCCCTACAGTGATGAAACCGGCGGCATTCTCGCTTCCTACACAGACAAGATGGGTCCACTGGTTTGGCTCTATCACCGTACCGCTTTTGTAGACTGCTCCATTAACATACAGAACTGATCCGGCCGGAATGTTCAACACACCTGACTTGTAGTACACATTTGGTACCGTAGCAGTGGTACCAATTCTAAAGGTGAACAAGAACTGTCCTTCGTCTTTGGTTTGTGACGGGTTAAACCACATGTCAATTGTCCGTACCGGCAAAGGAGCCTCTGAGGCATCGGCAGAAATCTTGACGTACCCTCCGTAGAAATCTAGACCGAAGTCGTCATGGTATTCAATCGGCTGATGAATACTTGATGATGGAGAAACTGCTCCCACTAATGCAGCAGTTCGTGGGCCATTGTCGGGAATGTAGGTGTTGCTTGAATAAAACTTAACAGTCAGGTTTCTTACAATAGAGGGAAGACTCACTAATGAACCCGCCGGAAATGTAATTTGTACAATAAGTGTTCTATCGTCCACAACAAAATCATCATCAATGTCCGGTATTTGTCTTCCATTAGAGCATGGTGTCCAAGTAGAACCATCATCAAGAGAGGCGTCTACCTGAAAAGAACCGTCCCCGTTCCATTCTATTTTTGAGTTTTTGATAGAGTCTCCCACAACAGAAACAGGAATACCCCAGCGCCACATGCTTGTTTCGCTCAAACCAGTCTCGTTATAGAAAGGAGTTAGCCCCTCTGTGATTGCGCAACCCGAAACCATTCCTAGTTCCCAGTCTTCACCTTCAAATCTTTGCTGATACGCAAGCGCAGCAGTTTCATCAGAAAAAGTAAACAAACTGCCTTTATTTGTTGCAGATGCTTCTCTTAGAGTATAGGTGTCTCGTCCCCAGGAAAAATGTTGTAGAACTTGGGGTTGGGTCAACGCATAGGAGTAAACGCTAACGGCATCTACTACAGCACTTGGATTACCTGCTATTGCATGACCAACAAAGAGCCTGGACATTGATGTCTGCGTTAAAAACCCGGCCATTTGATCATCTGATAGTGTTGTCTCTGCCCGAACTTGACCGTTAACATACAATTGGTTTTTCTGTCCAGTGCATACAGCCACAACATGAAAAGCCCCATCAAGATCATCTGGAAAGTAACTTACGACAGCATTGCCTCCCGAAACATGTTCAGTAACAAAGGATATCTTCTCTCCGTCATAGACAATTCCATCTCCTGCATGATCGTGTCCTACTATTTCTATGGTGCCAGCATCTCGTGGCTTGAACCAAACCTCAAGAGAAAAGGCCGCTACAGTCTGCTGAAAGACCGGGCAGGGAAAACTAAAGCCATTGGTGTTACTGACAAGATAGGCCTGTCCACCGTAGGCCACCAACGGAGGAAAAGGCTTTAGTGTTCCATAGTTCGTTGCTGTTCGATCGTTTCCAGACACGTCCACAAAACCCGGCTCATTTGCATTCATCGGATAAGAGGCTACGGGATAATCAGCAACTATGTTGTAGGAGTAACTCATTAACCAAGTATAACAGTTCAAGGCATAAACGCAACAAAGCCCACCTTTTAAAGGTGGGCTTTGTTGGACTTTCTAAGTTATGCTGCTGCCAATACGCTATCAATGTACTTTCGCACATTAACTGTGTTACCAGAACCATTGACCCATACATCAGGTCTTCCGTCTCTGATCCAAGAACTTGCGCCGCCGCGACCTAAGTTATAGGACGCCACTGCATCTGGCACATTGTACTTGAAATACACAAGGTTAGCATTGACAAAGTTCGCAATCCACTTCAATGCAGTTTCAGGATTCAAACGATCTTCAACACTCATATCAGGATGGTAGATTCCATTGATCTGCCCAAGACCTAAGTCCTGTGGAGTTGTTACTCCGACCGCAGCCGGGTCATATCCTGACTCCCAAGCGACATGTCCAGAGACTATAGTTGCAAGTTCTGGATGTGCTGAGTTTACTTCTTTTGTTACCTTGACTACAAGATTCTTAAATATTGCTTTAGCAGTTGCTGGACCAAGAACACCGTCTGCCTTCAAACCCTTTGAGGTCTGCCAATTCTTAACAACGGCGTCGGTTTTCGGTCCCCAAAGACCATCGGCGGTTACGCCGAAAAATCCTTGGAACCACTTTACAGCCAAGAAAACTGCATAGTCATTAACAGAGACTTCTGTATTATCTCTTTCTGCCAAGAAACCGGCTCTTCCAATCATACTCATTGAAGAGTTTGGGGCTGGTGATCGATAATACCCGCCCGGTTTTGTGCCAGTTGTGTCTAGAGTTCCACCCGCACCGGATGAAGGAAAAGCCCCTCTTCCGGTCAGTGGATATACTAAGTTAGCCATTATGATGCATAGTTCCAAATCGTAGGTCGTCCAACTGATGCACCCGTAGTGTTGTTACCGGAAATATCCCGGCGATCTACGTGACGAACCAGTCCAGTTCTTGCAGAGCGACCAATACCGGAAAACAATCCTAGATTTCCAATAAAGGTAGAACTTGCTGCGTAACCAATATCTGCCGCAGCACCAAAAAGATGCTGGGAAGAACTAGCCCCACCAACTGCGCTATTGTGTCCTGGGCAACGATAGCCCGACACAATAGACATTCCGTGAGGATATACCTTAGTACGCAATTGCTCCAAACTCTTCAAGAAGAGTCGGTGAGTACGAACACGTCGGCAAGACGCATATCGGCCACCGCACTTACACGCAAACTCATAGAATGAGAAATGCAATGAAGCAGTTCCTACACCCTTTTTGCGGCGAGCCTCGGAAACTCTCAACGCCGCTGATGTAACCGGCCCAACTTTTCCATCTACAGTAAGCGCAGGACCCAAAGCCCAACCACGCTGAAAGTCTTCCACAGCCTCATGATATCGCTGTGCTGTGTTGACTCTCCAACCCAAATGGTTGAGAATTGTGCTGGCTTCTGCCCTGTTAAGACTAGTCATTGGAACCTCCCGCCGCCTGCTCAACAATCTTCATGTCTGCTTCTTCGTCAAGTACCAAATCGTCTAGGTTAACGTCTCGTACCAGTTCTTCATCAATATCGCCCATGTGAACGTCATTGACCTCCGGACCTGTTTCTTCAACGTCCGTTACTTCTCCCTCGTCCTTAGTTAGGTTTAAGAGGGCTTTTAGTGTTCTCAACATATAATCTTCACCTCGTTTGTATTATTACATCGCATTACTCTAATGGCAAGTTGATGTTTATACCCCGCAGGCACCGGATAGACATGCTTGAGAGTTACCAAATTCCTCATATTCATAGCCGACCCAATCCTTTGCTTCGTCATAAGAAACAACGTTAAGAGGCTGACCACCACGAGCACCGTCAGGATAGGCAGTAATTCCTCTCAATTGAGGAAGGTACTTGTAAAGCATGGTACCGAATTCCTGATGAGTGAACTTCTGCTTATCCACAGAAGGAAGGTTAATGGTAGAAGAAACTCCATGATCTACCCACTTCTGTAGCCATGCCTGAAACTTCACTCGACGCTCAGGAGTATCCGCAAGGTCATATGCAGTCTCCATAAGAGCCGGGTCAATTCCACTGTCAATCAAACGCTGAGCGGTAGCATCCATGACGTACTGGAAATGCCACTTCTGGCCCTTGAGGTATCGGCGCTTTAGTGCTACAGCAAATAGAGGTTCTCCACTGGTGGTTGTCTCGCCAATAATACCAATGGTTCCTGTTGGAGCCAATGCGCGGGTTTTGACTGGACGGGACCATCCCATACGATCTGCTAGACGATGTGAAATGCTCGTAGATTTTGCATACTCATCAAGCCAGTCTGCCAACTCTTCATTAGGGTCATAGGTGTAACCCCGACGAAGCAGCCACTCATGAATACCCATAAGGCCAAGACCCAATCGGCGGTTCTTCTTACGGGTCTGAGCAACCTCTTCATAAGGAACCAAAGAATACTCTGTACCGGCCAAAAGAAAGGCTGTACCAACCTCTACCAATCGAGCAAACTCTTTCTTGGTAGACACACGAGCCATATTAATAGAACCAAGGTTGCAAATGTCGTTGTCGTCACGGCTGGTAACCTCTGTGCAGGCATTACGAAGATGCTCTCCTGCATTTTCGCCAACATCGATGGAGAAACCCGGCTCAGCAGTGGTGAGCATTCGCTCAACAACTTCCCAGTAAACCCTCTGAGCCCAGTCGTGCATAGAATCAGACTCGTTCTCGTATGCGACAAAGAAGGCATCGTCTAGAATGACGCTGACGTTGGTTCCGTCCATAGGTGCATGAGCATTGTAGTCTTTCTCTTTGGCTGCCTTGATGTCATCAGACCAGTCCTTGATTCGGATGAAAGTAAAGACATCGGGGTGATTCCAGTGAAGACCCGCCCAAATTGCTGATCTTCGGGCACCACCCTGCATGATGTGACGGCCAATCTCATTGACCATCTGCATGAAGGCAATAGGTCCGGTAGACTTTCCACCCATGCCCTTGACAGGGGCACCATCTTCGCGTAGTTTGCTCCATACGATGCCGATACCGGCTCCGGTCATAAGACCTGAGGCGACTCGCTGTAGGAGATTGGAAATGCTTACTCGGTCGTCTTCTACAGAAAGTAGAAGACAGTTCTGTGTCTGGTGGAACTGCTTACCAGAAGCATAAAGATAACGACCACCGGGCATGAATTTGCGCTGAGCAATCGCTTCAATCATTTCATCAGCATACTCTGGGAAATAAGGTCGCATGACGTTATTAACAACGCGAGCAGCGGTGTCTCTCCACTCTTCGCCTTCCTCGGCGTACTTCTGCTTGTAAATCGTGTTGGCGAACGGGCTCATAACCTCGTCAGGCAACAGTGTAACGGGTGTTTCTATGGTTAGGGTCATACAGGTAAAACTCCTTCTACCCGCGCCCTTGCGCGGGTTGTGTGATATGTTCTTGCTTGTCCGACCAGTGTAACACCGGGATTTTCTAGTAGCAAGAGCCAGAATTAGTTTCCTGTAATCCTTTTCTCAAGACTTTCGAAGACATATTTTGTCTGCTTTTCCCAGTCGAAACGCCGGATTATTTCCGGTGCAGTCTGATATGCAACAGTAGCAAACCTATCGTAATACTGCTCTACGGTTTTCATTGAGTACTTGAGGTCTTTGTAATTTGGATAGAAAACATCGCCGGAATGCAAAGACCAGATGCTCCTGTCCTGGCGGGCAGACACTTTCAAATCCGGCTGTAAAAATCTGGCATACGGAGCCCAGTCGTATGTTGAGATAACCGGCATTCCACTGGCAAGACCCTGCAAAGGAATGAATCCAAATCCTTCCCCGTAAGAGGGGTAGACAAGTACGTCATGATCATAGAACATCTGGGCCAAAGCAGCCGGTGATATGGACTTGGTGGAGATACTGACGTTGCTGTATGCTTCATCGGGATTAATTAATCTACCTGTTGATGAATATGCCCTGAGCCAATGGGCTTCCCAGGCTTTGATCGTTAGATGAACGTCGGCACGATCACCAAAAACC